ACTACTGAAACCACAGCGGAACAAGAAGTAGTTGCTGAAGAAGAAGCTACTGAAGAAGAAGTTGTTGCCGAAGATAAGATTGATGTTGAGGAAGACCTCAATGCACTTATTGCTGGTGAAGAACTTTCTGAAGAGTTCCAAAACAAGGCAAGAACAATCTTTGAAACAGCAATTAAAACAAAAGTTGCTGAGATTAAAGATCAAGTTCAAGAAGAATACAAAGGCAAACTCGAAGAAGAAGTTGCTGGCGTTAAATCAGAACTTGTAGGACGTGTCGATTCGTACTTGGAGTACGTTGCTGACGAGTGGATGACCGAAAACAAACTCGCAGTTGAGCACGGACTCAAAACAGAAATGACTGAATCATTCCTTAATGGAATGCGCGGTCTATTTGAAGAACATTATGTAACTATCCCTGAAGAAAAATATGATGTCATCGAGAGCATGGTAGATAAACTTGATGAAATGGAAGGAAAACTCAACGAGCAAATCGAAAAGAATGTTGCTCTCAATAAGAGATTGTCCGAATCTGTTTCTGATGTCATCTTAGCAGATGTATCAGAGGGTCTTGCCCTTTCCCAAAAGGAAAAACTAGAATCGCTAGCTGAAAATGTTGAGTTTGATAGTGAAGACACATACCGTGAAAAACTAGTAACTCTCAGAGAATCCTATTTCTCTGCGAAAGCACCTAGTGCTCAGAGAGATAATGCTGAAACTATTTCAGAGTCAGCAGATCAAGGATCTCAAACAGATGTAACTCCCCGAATGGAAAGTTACTTATCTATACTTAGCAGAGCTGCTAAAAAGTGATTTTAATAGAATCAAATATCAAACTTAACCTAACATTTTAGAGGTAAAGATCAAATGCAAATGTTCAATGCTGAACAACTGCAGGAGAAGTGGTCCCCCGTCCTAGATTACGAAGGGATGGACAAAATCAACGATCCCCATCGTCGTGCGGTCACCGCAATCCTGTTAGAAAATCAAGAAAAAGAATTGCGCGAAGAGCGCGAGTTCCTAGGTGAACAGCCTACGAACCAAACCACTTCAAGTGGTGCAACTGCTGGTTTCAGTGCTAGTGCTTCTGGTGCTATGCAAGGTTTCGACCCTGTACTAATCAGCCTTATCCGTCGTTCAATGCCTAACTTGGTCGCTTATGACCTAGCTGGTGTTCAACCAATGAACGGACCTACTGGACTCATCTTCGCGATGCGTTCACGCTACACATCTAATAGTGGCACAGAAGCACTATTCGATGAAGCAGATACAGGCTTCTCTGGATCAGACTCTACACACCTTGCTTCCGAGATGGGATCAGGTTATGTTGCTGGTTCTGATAGTGGATCTGTTGGTGTTGGTACAGGTGCTCAAGGAACATCTGATGCTTCACGTAACCCAGGTTTACTAAGTCCTGATTCAAACTCTACTCAATTGGCTTATCCAGTTGGTCAGGGTATGGATACAGAAGACGCTGAAGCACTCGGTACGAACAGCAACCATTTCAACGAAATGGCGTTCAGCATCGAGAAAGTAACAGTTACTGCTAAATCTCGTGCGCTAAAAGCTGAGTACTCACTAGAGCTTGCTCAAGACTTGAAAGCAATTCACGGACTAAACGCCGAGGCTGAGTTGGCAAACATTCTCTCCACAGAGATTCTTGCTGAAATCAACCGCGAAGTTATTCGTACCGTTTATAAGATTGCTGAGTCTGGTGCTCAAACAAATACCGCTACTGCTGGTAAGTTCGACCTCGATGTTGACTCCAACGGAAGATGGTCAGTTGAGAAGTTCAAAGGTTTGATCTTCCAAATTGAGCGTGATGCTAACGCTATCGCACAAAGAACTCGTCGTGGAAAGGGCAACATGATCCTTTGCTCCGCTGACGTTGCTTCTGCATTAACAATGGCTGGTGTTCTAGATTACACACCTGCACTTAACGCTAATCTTAACGTTGATGACACAGGTAACACCTTCGCTGGTGTACTTCAAGGTAAGTATCGTGTATACATCGATCCTTATTCTGCTAATCTACAAGCCAATCAGTACTACGTTGTTGGTTATAAGGGTACTTCTCCTTATGACGCTGGTCTGTTCTACTGCCCTTACGTTCCTCTACAGATGGTTCGTGCGGTCGGAGAAAACACCTTCCAGCCAAAAATCGGCTTTAAGACTCGCTACGGTATCGTTGCGAACCCATTTGCCGAAGGCACAACAGCCGGTTCCGGTCGCCTTAAGGTTAATAGCAATAAGTATTATCGCCGCGTTCGTGTCGACAATCTTATGTAAAATAGAAGTTTATATACTTCAATTTCAAGAGGGTTCTTTGGAACCCTCTTTTTTTGTCTAAATATTTAAAAACCTATAAGGATATGGCATATCACATTAAGAAAACAAGTATTGTGGGTGACGTAGGTATAGTTTATTATAAAGGAAATAGGCATTGGTCAGATAAATTTGCTGATAGAAAAGTCTATACTGATGATCCATCCGATTTGCTTTCAAATCCAAATGGATCAAACGGTGGGTATAGTGGAGCTTCTGTAGTAACAGAATAAAAAATAATGTCCTATTATATTAAAAAACATAATACTGTAATTTCTGGTGATTATTTGTACCATAAGGGTGATAATCAATGGACATTTAATTATAATGATAGAAAAAGGTATACTACCAAATTAGATGCAGAGAGAATAAGTGCTAATGGTAATGGAAAAAATGGTGGATTTTCTGGCAGTTGGGTTGGTAGTGAATAAATATACAAGGAGACCTGCGTGAACTAATGGCAACAACAACAGGGAATTTTTACGATTCTCAGATTAAAAATAGAAATTATCTGTCACCAATTGGGTTTAATTTAACTCTGTCGACTAAAGAGAAGGTTGACTTTTTTTCTAATACTGCTACAATACCAGCACTTACTTTAGGAACAGCAATCCAAACAACACCTCTTAGAAATTTAGATATTCCTGGAGATGAATTGTTATTTGATGACTTTACAATGTCATTTTTAGTTGATGAGGATATGAAAAACTATATGATTATCCATAATTGGTTGAAAGGACTTGGATTTCCAGAATCATATCAAGAATTTAAAGATCAGATAAAAGATCCAGAAGGATTAACTGATAATAAATTACAGTATTGTGACGGAACTCTTCATATTTTGAATAGTAATTTTAGAGATATTGCTATGATTAAATTTGCTGATCTATTCCCAGTTTCTTTAACATCACTTGAGTTTACTGCTACAGATGATGACATAAACTACTTTACGGCACAGGTAAGTTTCAAGTATACTATGTACAATATTGTTGATCCAACTGGCACGGCTTTATGAATCTTGACAAAATTCAGGAGATGTGGGAGCGTGATGCTGTCATTGATCCTGATAATCTACATGATGAATCATTAAAAATCCCTCAATTACACTGCAAGTATTATACGGTTTATAATACGATTACTTTATTGCGTGAAAAGGCAAGAGATCAATATAATAAAATTCGTCTAGAAAGATATAATTACTACACAGGAAAGGCAGAACCAGAGGTTTATGTAGAAGAACCGTTTCCGTATAAGGTTAGGGAAAAGGATGCAATACAGAGGTATATGGAGGCAGATGAGAGATTAACTAGAGTGGATCTTAAGATAAGATATTATGATGCCACATTAAAATTTCTAGAGGAAATTATTAAAAATATATCTAATAGGACTTTTCAAATTAAGAATTCTATTGAATGGCATAAGTTTCAATCTGGATTTAGCTAAATAAAATTGCAGAGTCAAATATGAAAATGAAGCCTACTCCTAAAGAAATGCAAGCAATCCATGAGAAGTATGATGTAGTGATTAATCATTTGATTGAAGAAGGATATGCAGAAGACAAAGAAAACGCAGATGAAATCATCAAAGGTATGAGTAATCAATGGTTTGAACTTATTACTGAAAAGAACTAAATCTTAAGATTAAATGATTAAGGAGGCAGAAATGCCTCTTTTTTTATGCCTCTAAATATTTTTATATTGATTATTAGATGTATGTCACATTTGATTATATCAAAGAAGAACGAAGTTTATCTTCAGGTTCAGGCAGAACCTCATGTTTATTATGAATTAGCGGACTACTTTACCTTTGAAGTTCCTGGTGCTAAGTTCATGCCTCAGTATCAAAAGAAATACTGGGATGGAAAAATTCGTCTATTCAATACTCAAAATGGACAAATATATGTTGGTTTATTAGATAAGGTAATTCAATTTTGTAGAGATCATGAATATAAGTATGAATTTATAAAAAATCAATATTATGGTCTTCCTTTTGAAGTTAATAAAATGATTTCAAAGGAAGGTGTGAAAGATTATATGAATGCTGTTTGTAAATATAAACCTAGAGATTATCAAATTGAGGGAGTATACGATGCTTTAAGACACAATAGAAAATTATTGATAAGCCCAACTGCAAGCGGTAAATCTCTGATGATTTACTCTCTAGTGAGATACTATGTAGACAGAAATGAAAGTATTCTGATAGTTGTTCCGACGACTTCTCTTGTAGAGCAGATGTATAAAGA